AAAGGTATCTGGACTGCCAAGAAACGATACATTCTTAATGTTCACAACTCAGAAGGGGTTCAATATGCGAAACCTAAGATCAAAGTTATGGGTTTGGAGATGGTCAAGTCATCTACACCTGCGGTTATTCGTGATAAACTTAGGGATTCATTGGAGGTTATTCTCCATGGGACTGAGAAGGATCTACACGAATATGTGTTGGACTATAAGAAGGAATTCGTCAACCTACCAGTTGAAGAGATAGCATTCCCTCGTTCTTGTAATGGTATCAAACAGTATGCTGGTTCTCCTGTTTACATGAAGGGAACTCCAATCCAAGTGCGTGGTGCTTTATTGTTTAATCATCACTGCAAGCGACTGGGTATTTCTAACAAGTATCAGGCAATTCGTGATGGAGATAAGTTGAAGTTTGTTTACCTACGAACACCTAATCCGATTCAGGAAGATGTGATTGCATTCACTACTGTTCTCCCCAAGGAATTAGGATTGCATATGTTATCGAATCATTGGGTTGGAAGACGGCAGAAGAAACTTCACTGGAGGATTTCTTTGGATAATATTAGAGTTATTGAAACTGGAATTGATGTTTCTAAAATCTTAGAACAGTTGCAGCAATTCCCAGAAGATTGGGGAGCACAGAAAGGACTCAAAGATGTTGGAGATTTAGTAGAAGATAAACACTACGGATTTCCAAAGATTGAGGCAGGTGTTCTGCAAATGATTATGGGTGGTATAGAGAAACATGGAGATTATGTTGGGGATACTGAGATATGTATCCCCACTCCTGCATTCTTTCACCATACAGAAATTATAAATGTATTAAAGAAGTATGTTAAGTCTATCAGTCGTTGCGGATTCTTATCACTGCCAGTGGGTGGAGAGGTAGGCATACATATTGATAAGGGAACATATTATTTAACAAGAGACAGGTATCATCTTGCGATACAAGGAACATATGATTACACAGTTGGTGGAGAAACTGTAAGAGTCGAACCTGGAACTCTATTGTGGTTTAATAACAAACTACCCCATGGAACTAAGAATGTGGGTGATTGTATTAGAATTACATTTGTGTTTGATGTTAAACATAATCCAAGTAATCCATAGTTGCCTTGCAAAAGGAACTGGTGTATAATAGAAAAATGTTGGAGGATATAAATGAAAGTATTAAAATTTTACGCTGATTGGTGCGTACCATGCAAGTCACTTAGTAAGATTATTGAGCAGCATTACACTGGCGACATTCCGATTGAGAATATCGATATTGACCAGAACAATGACATGGCTAGAGAATATAACATCCGTAGCGTACCTGTTTGCGTGTTGGTGGATGATGAAGGTAAAGAGATTCGTCGTCAATCTGGTATGATGATGATTGATAAATTTGAAGAATTTTTGAAAGGTTAATATGAGTATTTTAGAAAAGTTACGCAAGAACTCTACAATCAAGGATACATCTATCCTTGCTACATCAAAGTTCTTTCAAAAGAAGGATATGATTCCTACGACCATCCCTGTCATTAATGTGGCATTGTCTGGTCGTCTTGATGGTGGTCTTACTCCTGGACTTACAATGTGGGCTGGTCCAAGTAAGCATTTTAAAACTGCCTTTAGTTTGATTATGGCAAAATCTTATTTGGACAAATATGAAGATGGTGTTGTATTATTTTATGACTCAGAGTTTGGCACTCCTCAGTCTTACTTTGATTCTTTCGGTATCGACACAAAAAGAGTTATTCATACTCCCATTACTGATGTTGAACAATTAAAGTTTGACATTATGCAACAAATGAATCAAATTGAACGAGGTGACCATGTTATCATCGTTGTTGATTCAATTGGTAATCTTGCTTCCAAGAAAGAAGTTGAAGATGCTATGGATGGTAAATCTGTAGCTGACATGAGTCGTGCAAAGCAGATGAAGTCTTTGTGGCGTATGGTTACACCACACTTGACCATGAAAGACATTCCATGCGTTGTAGTGAACCATACATATAAAGAGATTGGATTATATCCAAAGGATATCGTTGGTGGTGGTACTGGTTCGTATTATTCAGCAGACAATATCTTTATTCTTGGTCGTCAACAAGAGAAAGATGGAACAGAAGTTGTTGGTTACAACTTTATTATCAATGTGGAAAAATCTCGTTATGTTAAAGAAAAATCTAAGATCCCTGTTAGCGTATCTTTTGATGGTGGCATTAGCAAGTGGTCTGGTCTATTGGATATCGCACTCGAAAGTGGGCATGTCATCAAACCTAGTAATGGTTGGTATGCAAAAGTAGATAAAGAAACTGGTGTTGTTGAAGATAAAAAGTATCGTATCAAAGATACAGATACCAAAGAGTTTTGGATGCCAATTCTATTAACTAAGTCCTTTAACGACTTTGTAAAGAATCGTTACTCAATCGGTACTGGCGATATGATGAAAGGCGACGACCTTGACAAAGCATTAGAAGAATTGGAATTCGAAGATGAGTAAACCTTATACTGTTGTCCAATCCAAATACAATGGATTGGATGCTATAAAGTTGACAGAACAACCATTTGAGGGTATAATCTACTCTTATGGTAAGATCGAATTTGAAGAAAACGAAGAGAATGACTCTTTGCACATCAAGTTTGATTATGAGATACTGGAAAATGGTGGCAAGGGTATGACAGATAAAAAGCCATTTGAATTATACATAGGTAAGATTCTTGAAGAATTGCTCCATGAAGGTATCCAAGAGAATAATTTAGTTTACACAGGCGGAATTGATGAGAATAGAACAAAAGATTCTGACAAATTTGATTTATGATGAGCAATATTGTCGTAAAGTAATCCCATTTATTAAGAAAGAGTATTTTGCTGATAGAAAAGAAGCCATCCTTGCAGCACAGATTGTAGCATTCTTTAACGAATATAACAAACCTGCCACTAAAGATGTCCTTCAAATTGAAGTTGGGAATCGTAAAGATTTAACTGATAAAGAGTTAACTGAACTTCAGGAATTTATCACCAAGTTGGAACATGAACCAGTCAATGATGACTGGATGTTACAACATACAGAGAAGTTTTGTAAGGATCGTGCAGTTTATAATGCGATCCTTAATTCAATTTCTATTATTGATGGTAGGGATAAGAACCATACTCAAGATGCGATCCCATCAATCTTAAGTGATGCGTTATCAGTTACATTTGATAACCATGTTGGTCATGATTACTTGGATGACCATGATGCTCGCTTTGACTTTTATCACAGGATTGAAGAGAAAGTATCCTTTGACTTGGATATGTTCAATAAGATTACCAAAGGTGGTCTATCCAAGAAAACTCTAAACATTGCACTGGCTGGTACTGGTGTTGGTAAATCATTGTTCATGTGTCACATGGCTGCAGGTGTTTTGACACAGGGTAAAAATGTATTATACATAACTATGGAAATGGCAGAAGAGCGAATCGCAGAGCGTATTGATGCGAATCTTTTGAACCTTACCATGGATGAATTGAAAGTTGTAGACAGAGATATCTACGAAGGTCGTATTGATAAGATTGCCAAGAAGACACAAGGTAAACTTATCATTAAAGAATATCCAACTGCAGGTGCTCACACTGGTCACTTCCGTGCATTATTGGAAGAGTTAAAGTTGAAGCGTGACTTCAAACCAGATATTATCTACATTGACTATCTGAATATTTGCGCAAGTCAACGAATGAAGCAAGGTGGCTCCAGTTGAGTATAATGTTCCTATTGTATCAGCTACTCAAACTACTCGTGGTGGATTCACTAACTCGGATCCAGGACTTGAAGATACTTCTGAATCTTTTGGTTTGCCAGCAACTGCTGACTTTATGTTTGCTTTGGTCAGCAATGAAGAACTAGAAGGATTGAATCAAATTATTGTTAAACAATTAAAGAATCGTTACAATGACCCAAGTTACTTTAAGCGATTTGTGGTTGGAATTGATAGAGCGAAGATGAAATTGTATGATGTTGAAGCAAGTGCTCAAACAGGACTAGCTGATGCAGGACAAGATGACGATGAACCAATGTTTGATAAAAGTAATTTTGGTCGCAGACAAAAAGCAGAATCGTTCGAAGGATTTAAGTTTTAGGAGAAAATATGACTAAGGTAATCGTAGCAAAACAGAAACATGATATGACTCATATGCTTGGACAATTTCCAGATGAGAGTCATTATGATTTCCTCATTGAAGAGGACTGTGATGTTTATATGCCAGAAATTCCTGGACATCCAGAAATGACATACTCTGAAGAGAGGATTGTTTTAAAGTTCCGTAAGAATTATTTTTCACAGGAACAACAAGATCAAGCATATATTGGTCTGCGTGAAGCAGCAACTGAAACACAGAACAGAGGTATGGCTGCTGGTCCAAGAGCAGAGAAGTTGGGTAATCGTGAGTGGGTTACTGAGTATGAATATGCAGTGATTGACTACTTTACAAATCCAGGTGCAAACTTGTATGGTGATGATCCAATTGAAGACATTCGTGCAGAGTTTAGAGGTAAGAAAGAATCACCATCTACTCGTAACAATGTTTGGGGTATTCAAGCAGTTAAGAAAGATAACTTTGTTTTTGAAGATTGGGTTGATGCCACTAAGAATCTTTCTGTTGAAGAAATGAAGAAAGAAGTTAAGCGTATTGCCGACAAGTATGTATGTCAGACTACCTATGCCAATGGTGTTATGTCTGGTATTGCTGGTTGGTTCGATCGTTATCCTCGTCTTCCTTATGGTCGTGCAACATCTTATACTGCTCGTGAACCAGAAAAGTTCGCAATGGCTTATCCATTCCTTCAGCAACTTGCACAAGGTTTCAAAGACTTGTTGCCATGGAGATATAATAATCAAATGGAAGCAGCAAAGAAAATGGATCCTCGTTTCTTAGTTCCTGAGACTCCATTTACTACTGTCACTGTGAACAAGTCATTTAGAACTGCATGTCACTACGATGCAGGTGACTTGACTTCTGGTCTTTCCAATCTATTGACTCTAACAAACAATGGTAACTACAAAGGTTGCTATTTGGTTGCACCAGAGTATCGTGTTGCTGTCAATCCAAGACCTGGAGATTTGCTATTGATTAACAATCACGAAGTCATGCATGGTAATACTCAGATTGCATTGCTTGATGATGTGGCAGAAAGAATTTCATTGGTTGTTTACTTCCGTGAGAAGATGCTTGAGTTGGGTTCAAAAGAATACGAAGATTGCCGATATGATTATGTTGAATCTCGCAGAACTAATAAAGAACATCCAGGACATATTGGTCGTAATCTTTGGAATGGTATCGATCCAGGAATGTGGGATAGTCAAGAGTGGTATGATTACCTAGAATCTAAACTTGGCACTGAAGTGTTAAACAAATACCATCCACCAAAGACTACAACAGTCAATGCTCTTGAGGAGTTCTTCGGATAATGTGTAGCGTAATTGGAGCGATTATCAAAGAACCATCCGCAGAGGATTTCTTAATGCTACATCGTGTGTTCCTTGAGTCTAAGATTCGAGGGATGCACGCTACTGGAATCTCCTATGTTAAACATGGGAAGATTATTACAGACAAAAGACCAGTCCCAGCCGACGAGTTCCCATTTAACTTTCCAAGTTATGTCAATGAAGATGGAAGTCTTTATCTAATTGGTCACTGTCGTTATAGCACCAGTGATTTAGAATTCAATCAACCAATTGCCAATGAGAATCTTTCGGTAGTTCATAATGGAGTTATTACTCAAGAGTTACCTGAGAAATGGAAAGAACTTTATGGTTATGATTGCGAAACTAAAAACGATACTGAATTGATTTTACATACAGCAGAAGATTGTATGAGTCCATTATTAACATGGAAAGATTCTAGTCTTGGAGTTATTGAGTTGCATGTTGATAAGGTTATTAGGTTTTATCGCAATGGTAAGCGTCCATTATACTTGACAAATATTTCAAATGGGTGTATAATTACTTCTACGGCTGATGTTCCAAAACGAGCAGAAGTTCCAGGATTCCCAATTAATACTTTAATGAATCACTATATTACATTTGATGACCAGCTTGCAATGACTATTGAAAAAGAAGATATTGCAGATGCGGTGGACTTACAATATGAACTTTGTTAATTCAACAAGAGTTGAAGAGTTAATTAAAAACAGTCCAGCTGGTAAGAATACAAAATTCTTATCGGCTGCACATTCATTGTGGTATCGTTTCCACAACTATGACAAAGCACCACCAATGGCTCTTGAAGTTAATGGTGAAGTGGTTTGTTTAATCTTTGCCACATTCAATCGTGATAATTATAGTAATCTTTACGAGATTGTTACACTTGAAGGAAATGAGGGTAGGGGTTATGCATCAAAGTGTTGGGATATGTGGATTGATTATGCTGTAACAGAAAGAAAGATGACCAGACTAAAAATGTCTTGCACTCCCTCTTCCGTTACATGGCACTATAAAAATGGTTTGATTTGGTGGGCAGTAGATCCAACAGGTTCACTTCGTTCAGACCAACCACTGTTTCCAACGAGAGCAGAGCAGATTGCTTATCGTGACAATGCGATTGTGAATCCACTACAAGCACTACCACCATACAAAGCACGAGAACAATTCCGTGCCGAAGGTTTAGAATCGTATAAGTGGGGTGAGAAGAAGAAAGCAAGAACACAAACTGCAATTGATGCAGTGGGTAAAGCATGGCTTCGGGATGCTTTAATGGAACAACCTTCACTTGAAGAATTTTTATTATAATGGATTATCGTTTAGAACAAAATCGTATGGAAGCGTTCATTCGCTGGTATGCGTGGTCATTGAAGTATGATGATTGCGATCCAGCAGTATGGGC